AACCGGAGATTCCCAATACATAACGGAATCTGGAGCGACCAAGAACATCGAATCATCGATGAGGCCGGCGGTCGTAATATTGTGATCCACATAAAGATTCGTAGACAACACATTACCGACGAGAGAATCGGTAGTGACGTTACCACCGGCGTTGTAAGTCGCACCCTGTGCGAAATAGAGAGGGCGACCAGTTGTATCGGCGTAACCCATAATCGCCGCCCATTGATCGGTGGAGGCTACGAGATTCTTAGCGAAATCTCCGCCTGTACCCTTGTAAGCGGCGGCAGATTCTACCGCGATGAAGGATTGAAGCCCGGCGGCGGTTGCCGCGACAACTGTTCCTGCCGTACCACCGGCGAGCGCCGTTAGAGCGTAGTTGTCGGTGTCTTTTGCGTAAGCCTTATTTAATTCGGTCATAAGGAGGTCGTAGAACATTGGAGAGGATCGATCGAACATTTCGAACGATACGCGGTTCTTTCCTGCCTTTTTAACCACCGATACGGTGATGTAATCGGAGGTCATGCCTGTCTCGGAGACGGCCACATTTTCCGCGGTGGTGGCGATAGTTGGAGCGGTGACGAGCCGAGGGATCGTAAATGATAATCCGGTTTCGACGAGTGGAGCCTTAGTAATGGCGTCGATCGCTGGTCGGCGACCGTCGAACGTATTAGTAATAAACTTCTGGAGATGAAGCGGAAGAGTTAAACCTGTATTTGTCGATGAAGTATCATCGGCGGCGGTGATCCAATTACCAGATGAATCGAGAGCCGCGGAAAGTGCTTTTTTAGATTGGTCATCGTAAGCTGCTAATGCTCTTACTGAATCCTCGAATCCCTCGCCTTTACCCGCGACGATGAGAGAGTGTTTCAAATAAGCGCCCGAGGTAATTGGCGCGAGACGTGGAGTAGTAGTTGCGCCGCCAGCTGTAATTACTGGAGCGGCGATGGTTGGTCGTGAGGCTTCCACCGATGGCGCGGCCTCTTTTGGTGCTTCGGTAGTAGCGGCTTGATCGCTCACTTCTGCCTCACTTTCCTTAGTTGTTGGTTTGTCTATGGGTACTTCTTGCTCACCTTGTGAGGCGGCAACACTTTTCACTTCTGCGGAATGGAACGCCGCGCTTGATACGAGAGATGTCTCCCGGAGAATGGAATCGGTGACAACAAGATTCCCGGAACGATCGCGTTTCGAATCTACGACCTCGATCCCTACTGATAATCCGGCGCGGATTCCTTCGCTGGCTTCGATGAGCGCGTCGGAACCTTTAGAGGAATTCGATACCTTGAATGAGGCGAATAAACCTAGATCCGTTACGTCTAAGGAAATCATGCGGCCGATAGGCTGTTTTTTGTCATGCTCTAGGCGTAACGGAATTTTCGAAATTTCCCCATCGGTACGAATGGAATTCGCGGCGAAAATTGTAGCCCCCGCGGAAGTGTGACCGACCTCGCCGTATGGAGCGATCTTTCCCGAGATAATTCTCCGAGCAGAATCGGCGGCGGTTAATTCGGTATCAAAATTAATTAATTGTATTTCGCTCATGGAGTAGTTGCTCCTTCATTTTCGATCGGTGGAGTAGGCGAAATTTCATTAGTGGAGGGCGCTAAATCCTCCATATCTTGCGCGGTAGGAATATCGATTAAGCCTAGAGTTAATAACTTTTCGATCACCGTTAAACGATCGAGAGCATTAGCCCGGAGGAATGTCTCGTCTAAATCGATCCTCACCTCTTGGCCGCGAGGGGTTATATCCTCCATCGATAATCGATCCTCAACCGCGGAAATATACGGTTGTAAAGAATTAGCGACGAAATCACGCCTCTTATCTTGAATATTTGAATATGTCATCGGTCGTGTAGTTTCCGCGGATATGTCTGCCGCTTCGATATTACACATACGCGCACATTCAAGCGCCATATTCTGTATCGCTTCGACATACATCATATCCTTAGGCGAGAACGATTGAGTATTGAAATCGAGTGAAGCCGATACGTAAGCGATTGAATTATTAGACCGAGCAGTACGCCACGCGCTAAGAATTCCTTGAACTTCTCCATCGGATAATTCCGCGCCATTGTTTTTAAGAACTCCGGCGGGCATAGGAGAGGCGGCGGCAATACGCGCGGCTTTCTGTAAGTCGATCGCCGCCCGGATAGTATTACCGCCCCTCGAAAGTATCCCCTCGTCTAAAGCTTGGAAAGTGACAAGAGAATTTAATCCCGACATGGGTACGTTTTCCCCATCGACATAATATCCAATTACTTCTGTGGTGTTCTTGTTGTAATTCGCTGATACACGCTGATTATCTACCCATCGGAACCGCGCCGGGCGACCATCATCGGCGTAAATTTCCGTTATCTGCCAAAAAGAAATTCCATAGAAAAATAAACTGTCGAATGTCCAAGCCATCGTGACCGCTCTGGCTTGCGAGGCGCTTGGTTGGTCAAGCCATAAAGGATTGGGTAATTCTTGATCGTCACGTTTAAGTTGTAACGGCGAGGTCGCGGGAACTCCAACGATGAGATTCCGACACCGGGCGATCGCTGGAACGCTCATAGCTTCGGCGCGAGTGACCGGGGTAGTGACCACCTGCCACCAGACGGAATCGCCTCTGACTTGTGGGTTTTTTTGCGCCTCGATAATGAGGGGAGACTTAGTGGCGCGAGTGAGGCCGAATAATCCCATAAAGTAACCTTATACCCTCCAAATACCATAATCCCACGTCATAAGCGGGGATATATTTCGGCGTGTCGGTCTATACCACTACTCTAGCCCGCTCTTGCGGCTTAGCAAATTCATAAACCAACATAGCCAGCCCGATCGCGATCGTCACATCTCCCGCGGATTTCCGCCGAATTATTCGCCAGCCGCCATCGTTAGTTTTCATCGCACAATTATTGAGGTGTTGAACCAGATCGGATTGCCCGGTATGAACGATTCGGTTATTCACGAATGAATCGAGAAGCACACCGCAAGCCTGATAGAAGGTTTGACCCGATATATCCTCGCACTTATATCCAGTACGTTCTAACCGGGCGACGATTGAGGCGGTTGTATATTTGTCGTAGAGGATTTTCGTCGGTTTTAGAGACTTTCCTAATTCGGCTATATCTGCCGCCATTTTAAGATCATCGATGGCTATATCACTCGCCCACATTTTAACCACGGCAACCGCCACCCGGCCATCGGCAAGAACCTTTCCAACTTGAAGCGATCCGATCCGGCGGCTCGGTGAGACGTCGATCGAAAATAAAGTAGATCCGCCCGGTTCAATAACTAAACCGGTATCGGAGGTAGCTTCGATAACGCCTTCTGGCCACGGCGAGGTAAGAGAATCTATCCATTGGCATAAAGTCTCGGTACGTGTCGCCTCAATAGAGGAGGTGCTAATCGATTCCTCGATCGTCGCTTCGGAGATCAATATTCCTAGCGAGGGGTTACTCATCGCCCACGCTTTTCTATCATTGATCTTACAATTTACCGGAGCCGAATACTCGTACCAGCCAAGAGTAATAGGAGGATAGGAGAGGGCGGAATTCCTAAGGTCATTCAATACCTCGGAGAATGCGTCGCCAGCGTTGGAAGTAATGAAGGTTTGGGCATTTGGTCGCGCCCTCGTAACTGGTTTAGCAGCTGTCCACGCTTCGGGTTTTACCTCTCGTAACTCATCGACATAGAGGAGATCCGCGGTACGACCTCGGGAAGCGCCTCTAGTTGCGGCCGCTACCGTATAAGTGCCACCATTCTTAAACTTAATCGATTCTGATCCATTGGCAAATCGGATCCTGCCTAATAATTGATCGGCGAGGAATCCGTTACTCTCAATAATGGCGGCGACCTCTAGGAATGTATCTAAGGCTAGCCCACGATCGGAGGAGATCCCGAGTATTTTCTCGCCCCATAATAACCCGGCTAGAATCCGCATTCGGGCGAGATGAGTTTTACCATTCTGCCGGGCGACCAATAACCCACACGTTTTCCTAATGAAATTTCCGTCATCATCGACTTTCAACATATCATCGAGAATTACCTTCTGCCACTCCATAAGAGGCATACCGATATTCTCGGCGAGCGTGACCACTTCCCCGACTTTGCTAGCACCATCCAGGAATGGGGTATGAACTCGCGGGTAAACACTGCCTACCAACGGCGCTTTTACTTTGACAATATCCCCGGCAGTGACCAGTTTTAACTTTTGGGTTTTCTGGCTCATATCCGGGCATTCTGGATAATAAACGGATTTGTTGGTTCGGTTACGCTCATTAAGGGAGAGATAGAAGGGAAAAGAGAAGGGGGGTAGATACCCCTACCAAAAAAATCGCCACCAGGCTTAGGTGCGACGTCACGACCACCTTTAGCACTATTACATGGCTTACAACAAGCGACTAAATTATCTAATGAATCACTACCTCCCTTGACCCGAGGAATCACGTGATCGACGCTATTAGCCTGGTCGTGGCAGTATTGACACGTATATTCATCGCGCTTTAGGACTATGAGTCTGAGCCGCTTCCAGTTACTTGATCCTAAGTGAGAGTTATCGCCTACCCGAGCCATTAGTACCAGCCTTTCCTATACGAATGAGTAAGTGCTTTACATATTGAACCATACCTAGCCCCTATGTACGAGATCCCCGCGTCTATCTGATCTAATGGATTGAGGCCATACATTCGCTTAATGGGTAATTGAGGTATGCCGTAATAAGCACCATTCCGGGCAGTTGTACGCCAATTACTTTCCCGGTTCCATAATGTAATCAGACATTCCATACCGGATCTATCCCGCCCTATCTTGCTATACGCGTACGAGTGATATAAGGCTTGTACATTAAGAGGCTTTTGAGAAGTAGTTAGATGTATCATTTTCATAGAATGAGTAGCTTCTATATCTTTGTTATTGTCATTATCTATTGCGCTCATCATTACGAGCCCTAGTAATAGAGCGCCCCCAATAGCGAAAGACCGGCTTGCCGAGCGATTTCCCTTCGGGCTCGCAAGCGCGATCGTTAGCGTAACATCGGTGTCAATATGTGGATAACTCATAAAATGTAAATCCCCACGTCGTGCCGCGTAATGTCCGATTTTGACCATACGGCGTGTCTCAGGTTATCCACAAGCATATCTAACCTGTGGATAACTCCTGTGGATAACTAAGCGCTGAATATACGAGTAAACCCGGTACAGTTCACTCCATACCGGGCTACTCATAACGGATATTTCGATCGGATTACTTCCCGAAATCTATCTTTTGGCAGATCGCGCATTCAGTATTGACCCTGATGAGATTGCCACAACCCTGACACGATTCGATACTAGATTCTTGGCTAGTCATGGCATATTTACCGCGAGAACCGCCTGAGCGATCATGGGCGGGAGTTTTTTACCGTGTACTAATTCGTGTTCAAGTAGGTGAACGATCATCGCATTTCGGGTATCGAATGCCTGAGATTGGTCATCGTGGAGCGTACACCAGATACATTTGATAACCGCTAGCTCGTAATTATGAGAGATCGCTAGCCCTAATTCCTTATCATCGAAAATCATTCGCTCATAAGGTACGACGTCGGGCATAATATCGACGAATTGAGGCGAGCAGAGATTACATACCAGCTTAGTACGCCTCTCCACCGTGACCACTAAATCCAGATCATCGGCGGGTAAGAATCTTTGGCACGATCCGGCGCATTTGAACGATTTTAGGCGATCCGTTTCCTTTGGTTCACCTATGACGAAAGTTTCCTTACCTGTATGGATCTCAACGAATCCCACTATGACCACTCTCCATTCTCATAAGCAAGCCAGATCGGGGCGCATTGTTGCGCTTTATCATCGACCGGGCAGAAATAACCGCGCCATTCTTTCCCGCTACCTTTAGCAAACCCACTTCTGAAAGTCATATCGCCGTGGGTACACCCGCGCACAAGTTCCTCGGATTCAACCGCCCAACCAACCCCCGCCGGGAGATCGGTCTGCCATGAGGCGTGAGTAGATTGCTTTTCCTCTTGCGGATTGGAAGCGCCATGAGGAATCACCGATACTTTTGGGAGAGCATTAACCGCTTCCATTTCCTCGCGGGAAGCTCTAGGAGTACCCAATTTCGCCGCATAATTAGCATTGGCAAGCGCCCGGGCGATACTGGAAGTCTCGCACTTCTCGAACGCGAACGATTCACTTAACCAATTAAGCGCGGATCCGGTCGAGAATGCAGCCGTGTCAGTTGCGTTTTTGAATATCCATGCGCGGAACATCACCGCCCATAGCGGGCGTGCCTCATTACCGAAATTATTAAGGATATATTCGGTATAAATACGGTTCTCGGGATAATCCTTGTGCCATTGGTCGATTCGATCGGCGGCGCTTGAATAATCCTCTAAATTAAACTTATCGCTCACTTCTAATCCTTCCCATACTCAACCCTCGACCGTAGCCTTTACGGTAGCCGTAATCTTTTCCATTACCATAACCGATCCAATAAGCCGGGAAAGAGGCTAGTAACGCGATTATTGCGATCCATATAATATTCACGATTTATCCTCCCATACGATAACAACCGGGCTAGGTATGAGCCGGTATTCCCATAAGCCAGAATCGTCGTTATGGGCTAGCCGGCGTTCGACGGTGGAAGCGCCGAATCTGATCTTGCGTAAATCCCGGAGCCGAGCGCTCACGCTTGCTTCCGGGTAACGAGTAGCGCGACTAATATCGGTGAGAGTGTGCCACCTTTGGTCATTCATAAATTGGAATATGTGGGTGGCTTGTTTGTTAAGTCTTTTGAGATCATGGGCGGGATCGAATGTCTCGCCGTCTCGGTGGCCGTCTAGGATTGAATTCATTATCGGGCCGACCGATTCGCATTTACAACTACTAGGGTCAATTCCTGCTCATGAGCGCGATAGATTCTTTCCCCATCTAATGAGATCACGCGATATTCATTCGAATTATATATAAACCCGATCTTGAATAATTCCATCTCGCCTTTGAGGGTAACAACATCTCCCCAATTAAACTTTGAAATAACCTTGGACATTTTGAGCCTTATCTATGGTGTGAGCCTTTCACCCATAAGAGGATCATATACATAATCTTGTCGATTCGACAAGCATCTATATTTATCCGCGTGTCCTTATTAACTCCGATAGAACCATGTCTAATTTGTGATCCTTTTCCGCGATAGATTCTTTGAGGGATTGTACGTCTGCTTGGAGTACGGAGATTTTACCGACGGTATCGGCGATCACCGATCCAACGAGAACGCGAAATATGAGCCACAAGAACCCACCCAAACCGGCGACTTCTGCTCCAATTTCGCTGTTATCTTTCCAAGCCATTGTTCTAGGAACTCGGAGAAGTAAT